GGACGCAGAACGTACTGCGGCCACCGAAAAACGACTCGTCCTCGCCGGTATCTTTCGGTTCAAACCGCTTCGCTTCCCAAACATCCCGCCAGTAGCACTGCGTTGCGCCGATTGGGTAGCCCCCCGATGCTCGGTAGTAATAGCGGATTCCTAATTCACCATCCTCGAACTCCAATTCATGGTATCCGACCATATCCGCGCCGGAATTGATAAGCAGATTGACTTGATGCTCCATGCAATCGGCGCGGTAGATGTCGTCTGAGTCCCGGTGACAGATAATCTCCCCGGAAGCCCGCGAGACAGCTAGATTTCGCTTCTCTCCTATGGTCACCCGCGGCGCGATGTGGTACTGGATACCATCGCCGCTCAAGCCGTGCGGAAAGCTGCGCTCCATCATGTCGTCGATGACCACGAGTTCCTTCGACGGCCATGTTTGCTCGCGAAACATGCGAACGGCGTCGGCGGCCCACTGCTGGCGCCCGCGCGTGGGCATAATTGCGCTGACTAGCGGGATCTCAGAAGGCATAGGATCCCGCCCGCGATTGCAGCCGGTCAATAAACGCTTCTACGGCGTATTGGCCAGCGATGAAACCGACGCCGGGGCGATCCGGCACGACTTCGGACTCGCGGTTCTCATACATTCCGGCCACCAAAAGCAGCATCGGGTACTTCACGTCACTACCCGCCTCAGTAATCGGGCTCGCGGTTGCGATGCCAGCGCGGTAGCGAATCCGCACGGCGGAAGTGGACTGCGGAATGAAGCTCGGAAACGTGACACCGTAGGCAGGCGCAATCGACCCCGGCCTGGCTTTCGTATCCACCACGTACTGATTCGCCGCCCATGTCGTCTCGAGGCCATCCGAATCGACGTACTTCACGGAGTCAACCGCGATCAAAGGTGTCGCCCGGGGCAGTACGATCGAACCTTGGTAGTTGCAATAGAGCCAGTAATCAAGAGCGATTTCGAGCGTCTGCTCGTGGATCGCCATGCCAGCGCGCCATTCGATGTAGTCGCGCGCCGCCGCGATGTAGATGTTGAGCAACTCATCCTGCGAATAGTCGGATACGTCGATGCGGCATTGCGCCTTAGCTTCAAACGCCGTGATCGGCTCGACAGCGGGGCCAACGATGACAACCGGCTCGCCCGGTGATGCAAGATACCCGTTCATTTGGCGACAGGCTTCGGAAACTTGTTCTCTGCAGGCGTGATCGCCTTGTTCTGGTAGACCGTGAACGCCTTGCGGTCAACCGGGGGACGATAACGGGTGACGATCCCCTTCGCCTCCAGTACCTGCAAGCGCTTCAGGAGATGCGCGGGAGCTTCGAAAACGGCACCAGCGGGCACCATGACTGGCGCGCCGTCCTTGCCGTAGTCGCCGTAAATCTGTCGGAGTGCTGTGAATTTCATAAAAAGATGGGGCGGTAGGGGAAGCCACCGCCCCAGAAAGAGATAGGGCTAGAATGCGCCGTAGATCACGGCGTCACTTCGAGTGACTGTGAAAGCTATTCTCTCCTCCGCGAGGATGGCTACCATGTTCCTCACAAAAAAATCTGCGTGTTCGGTCGCGATCTCAACCACTGCCGCCATCCGATCCCAGACGGTGCAGTAGCGCCGGAATGCCCCGACGTAGAAGTGGCCGACCTGAACAGCGGTGGTGGTTGCCACCGGCAGGCCCCAGAGGATCGGCTGTGCGTCGCCACGGGGTCCGCCAAGAACGTAATTGCCGACGTTCGAGGCTTGATCCTTGACGAGTTGCATGGTGCGCCAGTCGCGGGGATTCAGGATGATGCCGTCGGCTTCCTGTAAGACGTCCTCAACCTGCGAGATCGCATGGTTGATTTTGTCGATGTAGGTGTCGCCGCTGGCATTGCGCGCGGTGTCGTAGGCGGTCGCTTCCGAATTGAGTCCGCTGACGTGGTTGCCGGAACCGTCTCCGCCGGTGAGCTCGTAATCCTCGACATCCATCAGGCCGTCCAGCAGGCGCTGGTCGATATATGCCTGAAGGGCCGGGAAATCGGCCAGGATCTGCTTGGCCGCCGGGACCCAGTGCGCGATTGTGCGCACTGGGGAACTGTCAATGGTGAAGGTCAGCGCGCTTTCTGGCTTGCTGATCGTCTCAGCCGTCGGCGATGCCGTGTTCGTGAAGGCATTCTCCTTGACGAATTCGACTGCGTTGTTCGAGGTAGGCAGTCGCGTCATCAGATCCCGGACGCGAAGGCGCCGCACGCCCGGTTTAATGATCCCGGGGATACGCTCCGGTACCAGGATGCCAGGGGTTGAACTGCCGACGGCGGCCGAAGTGATCGTGGTCTTGAAATCCCCCGGAAAGAACGACCCGGGGATGGGGATGGTGGCGCGCTGGCCGCGGATGTTCGCTCCAGTCGGCCCGAATTGCTTAGTTACCTCGGCCATGACGTCGGACTCGACCACGAGCTGGCCGAGAGTTTTTCCCTGCAAGAAAGCGCCGTCGCCGCCTACAGGGCGCGAAATCTCCTGCTGCATGTTGTCCATCCGCTTGATGATCCGCTCAAGTTCGAGCTTCACTTCGGCGGCGGGTGCCCCTGCCGCGATCGCCTCGGCATACTTCTTGTCGAGTTGCTCGCGGTGGGCCTTGATGGCGTCGAGGGCCTGGGTCTGAATACCTTCAAGGAAGGTCTTAACTTCCGGTGTCATTTCCATTTGAGTAGAGTTCTCCCTGCGCCCGCGCGGGGCGCTTGTTTTGAGTGGATGTTTCGGTGGTCTAGTTGGCGACTCCGAGTGTTTCCCTCACCCGTTCGGCGAAGGTGTTGCCCCACGAGTGGAGTGGATTGATCTCCGGCTCGGTGAGCGGCCCGGCGGCTTTCGGCTGGGGAGTGCTGGCGGCTGCGGTTTCATCCACAGTGTCAGCGGCGTCCCCTTCCAAGAGTGCCTGTAACTTCTGAATAGCTTCCTCGATCTGCGTCCGCGTCTGTGCGCTATGGCGCGCGCCGACCTTGGCTTCCGCTTTCATGCCAGCCGCTTCGAAATACATCGGCAGGTAGGCGAGATAAGAGATTTTGAACTGGTCGATTGAATCGCTGGATTCCTGGAGTTTTTCCTCGGCGCTCATATCAGCGTTCCAGCGTGTGTCGCAGAGCGTACAATCGAGTGCCTGCATCATCAGGCAGTACATGGCAAAGGTCTGCGCGTTCGCCAGCTCCTCCGTGAAATCCTTGCGGTCCTCGGCGGTCTTAACGCCGCTAATCTGCGCGACCGGAAGCATCGGGAATGTGACAATTGAGATCTCGAAGAGCTCGATCTCTTTGAGGTGCCGCACGCCGTTCTGCATCTTGCTTTTGACGGCGCGGTAGCCGATCGATAGCCCCTTGATGATGCCCTTCTTGATGAGCGAATAGGCATCGCGCGCCTGCTGAAGGTCTAGGTTCAGCGTCCCCTTTACCTGTAAGCCTTCCGCGGTGTCGGTCAACTCGATCTGACCAATCGGCGCGTCCGTCTTGTGCTGCCACAGCATCGGGACTTCGTTCTTTTCCTTGATGGTTTTAACGAAGCTGCCTGCCTCGACGAGATCGTTGCCGAGGTCCACAACACCATAGACTGAAGCGAGGCCGGTAAACACGCCGGTTTCGTCTGAGGTTTCCTTCAGCTCAAACCGGAAATCCTTGGTTGCCATCGTTTTCATTACATGACTCCTTTGGTATCGGCCCACTGCTTGGCGACTCCGTTGATGTATTGCTTTAGTGGTGCTCCCGGCTTGGGAGTGCTCAGACTCGCCAGCGCATTCGCGGCGGCCACTAGTTCCTGCATGTTGGCCGGGATGAAGTGCTCATCGCCGCCTTCAATGGGATTCAGGTTCAGAAACGCGCGCACTTCGTTGACCGAGTAGACTCCCGCAGCGATCATCTTCGAGAAACCGGTGGTCTGCATGTCGAAGTCGCCACGCAGGAAGCCTTCAAGCGAGTGTTCGGCAAAAAGCCGTGGCTCGTCCCGCAGGCAGCATCGCTTGATGGCCTGTTCCCAACGGACGAGCCA